AAGCTTGCGAGTAAGTCGCCTTTGGCGTCCAAGTCGTCTTGCAACCCTGTCACTTGCGAAACTGGAATAGTCACGGCAGACAAATCAACGTTTAGAGTCACATCGCCACCTGTGCCGCCACCTGTTAGCGCAGTTCCAGCTACTACCGAAGTTATGTCTCCGCCTCCAACCCAAGCAGAATTGTTGTAAAGCTCCAAGGCGTTAGTGTCCTGCAAGTAGCAAGCCATCCCGTGAAGCGGAGAAGTTATTGAGGCGTCCCTAGCGGCTGCGTCTGCAAAGACTGAAATTACTTGGTCGCCAAGGTAGGTGTTAACATCCGCTGCTGCGAGAACATCCCCGGCAGTCCAAACTTTTCTAGGCAATTATTACTCCTTATTAGAACGCCAAGGCGTTTCCACTATCTAGCTTACCAAACTGTGCGTCGTCTAATACGAACAAACTGAATGCGAGTGTCGCAAACCCTAATGATAAGACATGATTTACATTGTCGACCGAGTGGTCAATTCTTATTACTTCAGCGTACTTAGAAATTGCCGGAGAGATTCCGTTCGGCGTGAACTTTATTTCAACAACGTCGTTTAACTCTAATGCTAATGCAAGTGCCTGCTGTTCGTCCGTCCGCTGGTCTAGCAGGATGTCGATTGAGTTGAACCTATACTCCGGCTCCTTGTATTTGTTCGCATAGAACTTGGACATTTCAATAAGTTCGTTGTCGTTGTTGACAAGTAAGCCTGTTTGGTTTAGAGAAAAGATTCCATAAGTTTGTATAGATTCTAGCGACCTAGCGATTGCCTGCGTCTCGGTTATGGAAGAAGTAAGCGCAATCTCGTTGTGAAGATTCTCAGAGCCGTACTCGACAACAATGTTTGAGTAAGGAATACCAGTTCCATCGTCGGCAAGTGTTACTCCTCCTGAAGACCCCGGAGTACGACGGTCACGGAAAACAACCGAGCCTGACTTTGAAATAAAGAATGAGCCGGGTTCTGACTTTTCTATTGTCCTGAAGTAAGCAAGCGCGTTTGTGTCTACTGGAATTGAGTCCGCGCCAAGCTCCATCGCTCCGGTTTCAATGTCTCGTTGACCTGCAGGCCACTCTAGTTCTGGAAGGGAAAGAATGGTGTTGATACGGTCGCCGGAAAACTGAACGTCGTTAGTTCTTGCAGATAAGAACTGAGTTGCGAGAGAAGAAGTTGCATCCGAGCAAGCTGCTGCTGCCGTGCTATCCCCGTCCGGATTATAGAAAAGGTTCCAGTCGTCAATCAAGCCGAAGAACTGCAAGACGCCTCCGGAGCTTATTCGAATTTGGCGCTTAGGAATAATCTGTCCGTAGAACTGAGACGCGGCGTATTCAGGGTCGAAGGTTCTGTCGTTATTATTGAAGACTACGTTTGCAAGCCCTTGGTCGAACTGGTCTAGCTGTCGGTTCTTGCCACGCTGAATTGAGATGCTTTTAACTTTGTCCGTCACGTCATAGAAAAGGGTTCCACCTAGTAGCCACTCGGTGTTGTCTAGGACTCCTTTAGTGGTGTCGTCTAGTACAAAGAACGGGCCTCGTCCGGTGTCTGTAAGGTCGAACCCGATTTCGACTAGCGGTGTTGGAACTGCCATTAGACAGGACTCACAATAACTTGTCCGCCGCCTGTGACGTACTTAGCAACAGTGTTACCCAAAGACTTTCCAACCATCGCTAGAGACTGCGAGGTATCCGCCTTGACGTTAATGTTTATCACAGTACCGACTGCGGCTTCAGGGCTTCCGCCTGCTGTCAAAGAGTTTCTGCTAGACCTGATTTCTGCCAAGGTACTTAGAGCAGAAGCTTTTTGAGCGTCACTAGTAGAAGCAAGATTTGTGTAGCCTTCAGCTAATCTAATCCTGTCGTCTAGGTAGCTCAGGACATTGTCCACGTCGCTTACAGCGTCAATGAGAATCCCAACTCCGTTTTTTATGTCGGAGGAAGCGCCCTGTGTGACGCCCGTGCCGAGTGACCCACCGGGCATCGTTGCAGCATCAATCTCTTTTTCGACAGCGAAGCCTTTCACCTTTTCAAGCTTGGCTAGGAACTGGTCAAGGGTGCCACCAAGACCGCCAAACATTCCGTCCATATCTTCAATATCTTCTTGTAACTGAGACTTGATTCCAGACACCGAGTCGTGTAAAGCCACAGCAGCCTGCTCAAGGGCTTCGGCAAGCGTCGCTTGTTGTTGTACCAATGCGACTGCCAAATCGCTCTGAGTGGTCGCATAGAGCTGCTCAAGAGCAGCAGTAGCCAATCCTTGCTTCTCGTAGATTTCAGCCGCTAAGGTATCCATCCCATTTGCCGACTCAGTTTCTAGTGCGTCAAATAGGTTCCGGAGGTTTTCTTTTGTCTCAGGAGTTGACTCAAGAATTGCACCTGCAAGCTCGTTCCCTGTCTCGACTCCTGCCGAAACAATTTGCTCAATAAATGTTTGTGTAAAGCCCTGCGACGCTAGGTCGGCAGACTTGGACAACAACCCCTTGGAAGCGTCCAGCTTGGCAGTCATTGATGTTATGAGTCCGTCTACGGACTTGTCTTCGCTGCTGTCAAACAGTTGTCCAACATCAACCGCAACGGCTGAGCGGTATGCGTTGCGCAACCTGTCTTGAGAACCTTGGACTATTCCTGCGAGCTTGTTGTCAAACTCTGCCTGTAACCTAACAACCGAATCGGCGTAGTTTTTGTTTGCCGTTGCAACCGTGTCGTTGTAATTCTTCTGCGCTGAAGCAAGCTGCTTTTGCGAGGACTTTATCATTGTTTGAACACGCTCAAAAGCAACATCTTTTGCACTTGGGCCTGTAGACACTCGGCTTGTTGATGGTGTGTTGTAAACAATCGGAACTCTAGGCCCCCACTTGTTGCCGTCCCAAGTCATTGTGAACCAAACTTCTTCACCGGGTGCGCCGTAGAACGAGGTAAAGACTTGGCCCGGTCTTGGGTTGCCCGGCAAGCCCTTGTTCTGACCAGTAGGAGATGCAGGTATTAGCTCACCCGGAGCCATAATCTTGACCCCGGCCAAGCGAAGTGCCGCTTCCGTAGCTGCGTTTAGCTCGCCTGTTACTCCATCAAGCCTAAGATTGTTGAATCGGTTTAGCTCGCCTGTTGTTCCGTCAGTTGCCCTGTTGACTTCTCTTTGCTTGTTCACCATCCCGTTTAGGGAATTGACAAGTCCAGCAGTGGCAGCAGCAGCAGCAGCGATAATTATTGCTAGTCGAACATAAGGGTTTTTGCCGACTGCGGTGTTGAAAAGTATTTGAAGAACAGTGGCTACCTTTATCACTGCGTTTAGAGCGATGATGCCAGCAGACAGCCCAGCGATAACACCAATCATCTTACCAATGACTTCGATGTTGTCGACAATGGAAATTATGAAGTTAGCGACGTTTCTAGTTGCGCCCTCCCAGTCAACTCTTGCCAATGCTGCCGTGAGCTTTTCGCCTATCTCTGGTAGCAGGTCTTTTACGATTGGGATTAGCTGCTCGAGCCTTGGAGCCAGCTTGCTTCCAATGTCAATTCCAACGTCGGCAGCGGCAGAGCCAAGCAAGGAAAGCTGAGCGTTGAAACTTGTGAGCTGCTTGTCCGCAACTTCTTGAGCGGTTCCTCCCGCGTCCTTAAGGGCTGTCTCGTAATCACGGAGCGCGTCTCCGTTGTCCATTAGGAGCAGGATTCCATTTCGGGCCTGCTTTGTGAAACCCATTTGGCTTAGCGTTGCAAGTCTCTGCTCGACAGACATTGAACCAAGGGACTCAGTAAAGTCGTCGGCTATGTCTGCAAAGTTGCGCATCTTCTCATTCGAATCGAAGACAGCGATGCCTAAGTCTTCAAAGGCAGCAGGGGCTTTTTGCGCCCTTTCTGCTAGTCCAAAGATTGTGTTGGTTAGCTGCGTACCTGCAAGCTCACCCTTTACACCTGCGTCGGCGAATACTGCAAGCGCGGCGGCTCCTTCGGTGATGTCCTTTTCGACAGACCTTAGGGCCGTTCCAGCCTTAGAAGTTAGGGATGTGGAGAACTGTTCAATAGTTGCGTTAGCAAGCTGCGAGGCCCTAGCAAGCGTGTCAGAGACAACAATCATGTTCTCCATGTTTGCCACTGCGTCATTCTTGATAGTCATACCAAGGGCAGACTGCGCGTCCGTTAGGAGGTCGGTAGCAAGCGCCATGTCGAACATACCAGCCTGCGCGAACGAGGCAACAACGGGTAACGCGGCAACGGAGGCTTTAGCGTCAAGTCCAGCGGAAGCTAAGAAGTAGAATGACTCTG